AATGGCTCTTGCAAATTCTAATGCGGTGCTGGGGTATCTAACATCTACAAACATTGGGCTGGCTATTTCTATTATTTCCTCATCGCTTAACTCACGCAACTGTGGTGAGCAAGTATGAATAGAATCGCCTGTAACTCTTTGACTACAAGAATTGCAAGAAGTCCAAGTATCAGCATTTAAAGTAATTGTTCCATCATGGTTTGTTTTCATTTCTCACTTGCTTTCTTTAAAATGGCTCTTGCAAATTTAATTAAATCGCCATTTGGACAACATTCTAAATACCATTCATTCATAATTTCCTCATCGCTTAACTCACCAATTGGGTGCGTATAAAGTGGTTCGCCAATAACCCTAGTCTGCCAATCACTACCACTACCTGAATCCATGTATTGATAGCCATATCCATCAAAGTCGTATCGAATAGCTACTGGTTCATTATTCATTTCTCACTCGCTTTCTTTAGTATTGCTCTTGCAAATACAGTAATTTCATCATTCAAATGCGTTTGCCATAATTTCCATATTTTCTCATCAGTTAACTCACGCAGTTTCAACGCTTCTATTTCAGCTTGTTGTTGACGTAGCATATTAGCTACCATATCTATAGTTACAGTTCTAATCTCATTTACTGTAATGTAATCAGCAAGTTCATTTGCAGTCATTTCAACACCTCCATTGCTTTTTTAACAAATAATTCAATATTTTCTTGTTGTCTGGATTCAAATAAATGGTAATTAAAGTCACCAAACGTAGTTCCAATACCATACTGATCAGGAATCCCAGCCAAAGCCCATTTAGCCTTCTCAAAATGAGTAATGGGTATTAAATGAACAGGCACACCATACATCCGCCAGGTATCCGTTAATGTTTGTGCTACATCACCATAAGGAGTTGCTTTAAATGAGGGTTTACCAAGACGTTGATACATCGAACGATTAAGAACTAAGAAAGAAGGTGCTGCAAACGTCTTTTTAGCCACTTCTACACCTAAATGATTGGTAGATTGTATGTTTCCTACTAAATCACCCTTAACGGCTTTAATCACCCAATTTTTCATGATCTGAGGGTGCGTAATAATGCAATCTATATCCATGTAAAGAATCGCATCACAAGAACTTCGTTCTTCTACCCAAGACATCCATTCTGCATGTCCTAAACCATTGATACGGTGTTGTTGGATAGTGATCCCCATCTTATCCATGACTTGTTTTTGAAACCAAACAATACGGTCATCAATATTGTCCCAATACAAACTAAATATTTCTAATTTCATAATAAAGTGTCCTTATATACGGGTATGATCGTTTTTCCTGTGACTTTGCATTTACGTTTTTTTCCTTCTTTGAGTAATCCTAGTTGTAAGAGTTCATGTACACGACCACAAACACTCGATAACTCAATTAAAGTGACAGCAACCAGTTCGCGCCTAGAGTAGTCTTTACCTGCTTGCATGATTCGATAAATGCTATTGGATTGTGTTCCGACTTTACCTTCGGCTTGATGTTCTTTGTAAGCTTGTATAGAGGTTTCAGTTACTGGCATTTTTGATCCCCTTATCAATGATGCCGTACAGGCGATTGACTTCAAGCATGAGCCTAGCGATTGATTCTTTGGCTTCTTGCAATTCTTGATTTTTAGCATCGAGTTGATACTTTAAATCTTGATTGGTCAATTTTAGTGTCTTCAATTCTTCTAAAATGTGCATATCTTCTCCAAAAGTTAGGTTAATGCTGCATGTAGCTAAAGGGGTGCAGCGCCCCTTCCTAACTCAACCCTGCTGGGTTTCAGTAGCTACTCTGGTGAGTTCTTCTATCATTACCGTACAACCACCACCTTTAACTGCTTTACCGCGATACACATGTAATTCTTCGACTTGTACATCATCTTCAAAGATACCAGCATCCTGACAAGCATCCAATATCGGTTTAAGACAATTATCAATATCCATGAGTTTTTTAGATCTTGGATGTATCCAGACTGTCACTTCAATCGGTACTGTACCCAGTTTAGGAGTTTTCCATTCAAGCACAAAATCAATTACTGCTTGTTTAAATAACCGCCCACGTTTACTGATATAAAATCTGTGACCAGACCGTAACCAGTAGGCGTTCATGCTCGGTGGATACGGTAATTTTAATAAAATCATAATGGAATCAATAACTTTTTAAATAATTTTAAAACGGAACGTCATCATCCATTTTATTTAACTCTTTAGGATAGGTTTCATTGTTTTTCGCAACGTAACTATCTTCTGAGAGAGAGATTAGATTACCACCTTGTGTTAATTTTATCCATCCTGCAATCTTTAATTCTTGACCAGCTTTGTAATCACTGGCAAGCGTAATCATCCCTTTGTAATCAGGGGCTTTTTCACTCATTTTTTTATTTTGAAACAAGACGCCCTTACCGAGCATGGGTTTATGACCATTAGACATTTGGAAACTCCTTATTTAAACGATTGATACCTTGTAGTAAAAGGGAAGTAGTCGTACCATCCCACGAAGACATATACTCTTGATTGGCTATTTTAAAATCATCATATTTCTGTGATTTTTCATCAAGCGTCAACTTCTCATTTGCCTTCAATTTGCGAACCATCTCTAAAAACCCAGCAATCCAATCTTGTACATTCAAATAATTGGCATACGGTTCTGGTTGGTTAGGTATGTAAAGAGGTAATGTTCCTGTTGGTATCTTTTCAGTTATTACCACTGGTTCATTACCTTGCATCACTAGAGTTGGTGTCTTTTTGGGTGTAATGTCACGCTCTTGGGGCTTGTCTTCGAAGTCTTGGACTTCTTCAGGACTGTAGAATCCTGTAACCGATCCAGGAAAAACGCTTCTAATACCTTCAGAGATACATCTACTTCTGAGCATGGCACGCGGAAACTTTTGCCATCCACTACCTGGCTTAACAAGACCAATGCGGCTAGCTTGTTCAAGTGTCCAAGTAACAGACAGGCTTCCTCCATTGGGATGAGTAAATAATCCTGTGACTCTTTCATCTGTATACTCTGTCCAATCTACTTTTCCGCCAGCATTTTGAAATCTGGCAAGCATGGCATCTGCCTTCAAAGCTGGTCTACCTTGAATGATGTGAAAATCTCTAGCAGCTGTGGCAGGATGTAATCCTTCTGCTTGAGCCACCGCCATGAGGGCTACTACAGAGTTGGTATCTTTCATACCAAATAAACCACTTTTAGCAATAGCTTCTGCCATAAGCTGCATATCATTAAAACTCACTATATTACTCATGCGAACCTCTCAATTAAAGTTAGGAATGTATCAATGACAGTACTGGCTGTCATCACCCATATAGCTATATCAATGTTATTCATTTGATTAAGAATCTCCGACTACCTGGTTGTTCAATTACAAACTTGTCATAAAGGTCTGGCATGGCTTGCTTGAATAAGTCACTAGAAAACCGCATAGAGGCTTTAGAGGACTTCCATGTCGCTAGGGTATTACCATCGAATGTACGCAGTTCTGAACGATCTCCTATTGCGTTTCTAATGGCAGTTTCCCACTGTTCCCCAATGGTTTCGAGTTCTTTAATCTTTTGTTTTAAAGATTTTAGATCATGGACCATGTTTTCAACTTCTTGGGTTGCAAAACTTACCCCATCGGTTGATTGTGGATAAAGTAGCTTTGTGTCCTCAATGTTTTTTGCTTCGGGGGTTGTTCCTGTTTGAACATGCGCCCAGAACATCGCCATATTTTGAATGAGATCGGACTTTTCACCTTCTGTAATGTCTAATCTAAATGTTTGAAACTCTTGTCCACCAAATAACACTGCGAGATAGACGGTATTGACATTGTGGACTGCTGCTTCATGAACCAACTGAGCATAATCGGCAGCTGGAACACGATTCGTATCAGGATCAAACTGAGAACGAGTATTGATATTATAGTTCTTTGCTTCCACAAGGCATGTACCGTCAGCGCTAATAAAATCAAAGTGAGACCTAAACCAGTTCTCTTGAGGATGTGTGAGCATATAATCCGCATCTTTTAACTCGATCTTTAGTTTATCTTGGGCAAGTTTACCGATAACGGGTTGCATGACATGTCCCATCTGCACGGCTTCGATACCCGATAAATCAGGAGGGGGTAACTTACCTTGTTTAATTAAAACAGTCTGTAAACCATTGCCTTTTAACACTTGACGGGTATCACTTGCCCACCAGGCAGCGTTTCTAATTTCTGGCGCAAAATCGTTTCTATCGTTGCTCATAATACCTCCGCGAGAGATTTAATAATTTCTTTTAAATGATCCACTTTGTCCTCAAGTTCTCCGATTTCAGACTCCAGCTCATGAACCTTGTTTTTTAGTTCGTCAATTTCGATGACATAACCATTTTTCAATACTTCTTGTTGTTTTTCAGTCATGATGTTGCTCCCACGCGAGAGAATAAACTAGCAGTGTAGTCGTCTAAATCAATGATCGGTTCAAACCATCTAGCTTCTTCTGCACATCCAGTAAGAGGTCGATTACGCCAATGAAGTGCATTACCTGTTTCACGTTCACCAGTGACCATATCGCGAGGCATTAAGGGACTTTGACAATGTAAATTGTCCTTGTTGAGAAACTTACAATCTTTGCAATATTTCATTTTTGATACTCCTTTTAAAGTTAGGTTTTTACATCTACAACTATACGACTAGACTACTATACATCTATCTATAATAAAATACTAGAACTATTTATAGACTATTACTAGAATACGTATTCTAGTATACGTAAAATATATTAAAATACTATTTATAATTAGACGACTATTACTAGAATACGTTTATTAGACTAGAAATAGAAATATGATACTACGTATCATATATTCTAGTAAATAGTCTATAGTCTATATATATTATAGTAGGGTTTTTTTTCATTGGGGTTTTACGACAAAGCCATAAGACCAAAGAGGGTTATTAGCATCATCGCACCTGCAAACACATAGGGCAAATCTTCACTAAAAACCAAAGAATTTTGAATGTTGACTTTACCAGGCAAACCCTCACGCGCGCGAGAAGAATTTATCTCCATGCGCAGCTGGCGCTTTTTTCGAATCGACTGTTTTAAAAACTCTTGTTTCGCATAATTTTTCATCATAATCTTTCAAATAAATTAATAGTAGTGTTTAAACGTGTTTTAAGGTACCTAGAATCGATTTTAAAGAATAGGGGAATACTAACCCCTAGTAATTGAATTAATCCCATTGTATGACGTATAAAACAGTAATAAATAAAACTATCATTGATACGGTTAAAATTGCTTCCATGTTAAAACTCTTTTTCTAATTCCTTGTTGATTATGTTTTCAATTAAATTTTGATCATGTTTAGAAATGTTATCAATAGCACCATAAACAGCAGCATAAAAACCAGCTTGAGCATTTAACTGCGCTTTATTATTTCCATTCAATTGAGCATTTAAACAAATTAAATTATGTTTAACTAAATTTTCAAGATCGGCATAAGTTAAACGAGATAAATAAGCATTTAAGATTCTTTGATGATTCATTTTTTAAATTCCAAAGTTAGGTTATGACTACTCAAATAGTAATCGCATACGATCCTGGTTAAAAGATCGTATACGTTTACAGTATTTAAGCAGCTGCCTGGTTACGAATGACATCCAGTGTTTTAATGTAATCCGCTGCCTTTTGTGCTAAAGCTGCAGCTTTGAAAATAGCGTCATTATTGTCTTTTAAACAACGTAGCCAACTCTCGATGTATCCAGAATGACGCAATTCACCTTGAATTTTAAAATCTGCACATAAGAATGAAGCGCCTAATTCGGCCACTAATTCCTCAAAGGCATATTTTGGTGATCCGAATTTATTTCCAAGCTCTCGATCTAATCGATGTTTAGCGCCGCTCCAGTGAGTCATTTCATGTAATAAAGTAGCATAATAATTAGCTTCATCTTTGAAAGCACTTTTGTTTGGCATTGCGATAAAATCACCTTGAGACGTATAAAAAGCGCTATTTCCGCCATGTTTTAGATTAGCGCCAGTCAATATTACTTTTTCTTCAATTGCTGGAATTGGATTAAATTGTTTTACAGTATCGTTTGCTTTTTCAAATTCTATGTTTTCTACCTGGTTAGCGTTAAATACATAATATGTTTTTAAACAAGCATATTTTAACTGCTCAACGTCACCACTTGGATTAATAGACTCTTTCACTACTGGGCTAAAGAAAACAATCTTAGTACCTTTCTCACCTTTTTTTACATTAGCGCCTAATTGATCCCATTGTTTAAAACTACCCCAGTAAGGCAAGTTATAACCACTAAAATGCGCAGTCATTGAGAGAATCAAACGATTGATACCGTTATATTCATTCTTTGAGACGATGTTACGATCCGCGCTGTTGTCACTTGTCCAAGGTTTAACCCATGGAGCTGCGCCGTTTTCTAATTCTTTAATAATTTTGTCTGTTACTTCTTGATAAATAGTATTTTGCATTTTAAAACTCACTTTCTTAGTTAGGATTAAGATATATAGTTTAACTATATGTATAGAAGTATAAACGATTATTTGATTAAACAATAGTTTTATATGTTTTTTTTTCATTGTTTTTTTATATTACTTAGTCTATAGTCTATAGTCTATATCTATAATATATTTTCTAATAGAGAATATAGTAATGATCTATATAGTCTAATAGGTCTCTGGTATCTGTTTAGAATGGGCAGGGGGTCAATATACTCTCTCACCCCTATAGAATCCAATAATGGCAAGGGTTATAGGGTTAGTGATCACTCAGATATGTTCAGTTGAT